CGTTTCCGTTTGCCATTCCATGACTGTTACTTTCGCGGGGAACACGCATTCCGCTACTGACCAGACTACCGCTGGCGGGCCGGACCTCACGGTCTAGCCTCTGCCGGTTTCCCGGCAGGTCGGGCTCTATCATCACCGCTCTTCGAGCGGTGTTCTACGTATTAGTCTCTGAGGCTAGCTGGGAACGCCAACGATCCACGCGCGATTGCTTACGAACAATGCAAAAATACGCGCCAGAATCCACCCATGACTGCATCTTGATCGTGAAACGCTTGGGCGTGCGATACCCCTCGAACCGAGGTTTTTCGACGCCCACCTTTCCGATCCTAATACCAGCCATGTTCAGCACGCGCACGAAGTCATCAAACCAAACGTCTGTCGATTTGAAGCCCATGTAAGTGGAGCCGTGATTGTTTTGGGTCACGAACCCCTCACTATCCATGAGCCCCGCGATAAACGCTAGGCGCCCGGCTTGGTTGGCTCCCCAAATCCAATCCGGTAACTTCGTCTTGCCGGCCGTTTCGGCCACCAAGCGCGCGCAGACATCCTCAGCAAAGCAGCTCAAGCTATGATTTGGCTTGCTGCTCTTGCTTACAGGATGCGTGCAGATTGTCACTTTGCGGTCAGTTAGCTTTTGCAGGGCTTCTTTCGTCGCCTCTGCAAAGTCCGCATCAATGGTGTTGAGCCGAAACCAAGTTCTGCCTCGCGGCCCCTTGGTTACGCATCCATCACCCAAATAAACACCGACCAGATATTCCCAACTCTTGCCTGCTGATTTGCCAATCATCGCTACTTTTCCGCTGCGGGGAGCGAAGCTCTAAGGCAGTTCCAGCATACAGTAGAATTTTACTACCACCAATGGCGTTTAATGGTAGCGAGCTTTTGCCCTCACCGAGCCAATGTTGCTGGTAAAGGGATGCTCTTCGGGTGACACGCGCGTGATAACGTCTTCAACGTCCTCAGCCTGACCAATGGTCAGGAGCGTAGTGACTGTGTTGGTTGGGGCGGCCATTACCGCGATCCTCTCTGGTTCTGCGCTCTGCGGGCGGCAAGCAGCTCAGCCGCGGCGTCATAAGCAGCGTTGATGCTGCCGCTTCTGCCGGCCTTAGTGAGCCGTGCTTCCAGCCCCTGCAGTTCGCGTTGTGGGGAAACCGCACCCTGACCAGTCGGCTTAACCGGCTTGGCCGCAGGTTGCGGCGTGGTTTTGCGTGGGAGCGACGCCTTGCGTTTTGCATCCGCTTGCGCCTCGTCCCACAGCATAGCCTTGTGCGCTATCGTGAGTTCGAGAGCGGAAATGTCGCCAAGAACATCCTGCCCGATGCCTTGCCTGACCAGATACTCAGCCGTTTTCCGCCGTCTCTCGGCGCCCTTGTCCGGGTCCGCGAGTTCGGGAGAAAGTTCGACCAGCTTCCGGCTCTCCTCGGCAAGGAAAGCTTGTTGCGCCGCGCTGCTTGAGCGTCGGCGTTCTTGCTCGGCCGCTTGGTAGTCTTGCCACTCTTGCTCAGCCTGAGCGCGATATGCGTTGTAATCCTCGGGCGCCAGCTCGCGAGCTGCCTTGGCCCAATCGACATTGCCCCAGCGCCGCTGCCAATCGTTTTGCAGTCCGCTCGCGAGCGCCTCGTACTTGCTCGCCATGTCTCTGAGCGCGGCATTGATCTGGCCGGCCTGTGACGCGGCTACGTTGACCGCCTTGTCTCGATCCGCCTCACGTCGCGCAATGATTTCTTGCACATCACGCGGCACCTTGGCCCATACTTCGCGATCCTCCTTCGACCAGGAGCGCGGCGCTTCCAGGGGAGGCGCTTCATCTACATCCTGTTCGTCGGAAACAGCCTCTTCGGCAACCTCCTCTTGCTCCGCTTCAGCGCTCGCATCAGCCGCCTCAACCCCGCCATCGTCGCCAGCGGCCTCCGGCGGCTCATAATCCGGCGGCGCTGCCTCCTCTTCTTTCGGGGATCGCTGACCGGAAGTCTCGCGCGCTGTCGCCAAGGCCGCCGCTGCGGCGTCGATGCTCAAAGGCTCAGTGCTCTGGGTTTCCATTCATCACCTGGTTCAGGGTTTTTTGGTACTCATCGAGCGGCGCCTGGTTGGCCGCCGCAACAAGCGCGTCGCGCACCCGGCCAAGCAGCCACAGACCAAGATAGGCAAGCTCGCGCTCTTCTTTCTGCGCCGGCGCCGTGGCTGCGATGCGCTCTAGCAAATCCTCTCGGACTTGCAGAAAAGCAGCTTCGGTCTGCTCAAGTTCGACGCGCGCAATGCGCCCGGCGCGGCCGGAATCTTGCTTAGGACGCCGCGCCATTTTATTCCGACAAGCTCCCGCCAGGTCGGTTCTTGGAGAGATGGATGTCCGCGTCCGCTCTCACTTCAGCAGCACGGCGCTGCGTTTGCGCCTGCAATTGCGCTTGGTACACGGCCAGCTCAGCCTCACGCTGCGCATTGCGCTCGGCTAATTCCGCCTCGAACGCCGCTTTTTCGCGCGCAAGCCGCGCCTCTTGCTCAGCCATCCACCGATCAAGCGCCGCCTTTTCCTGCGCCGACTGCCTGTCCAATTGCGCTCTGACTTGGTCAGCCTGCACCTGCATCTGCACCTTGACCATCTCCGGGTCAGGCTGTGGCGGCTGCTGCGCCTGCTCTTGCGCCGTAATCTTTGGGTCGGTCCAATACCGGTCGCCGTTCCTTTTGCCAGAGCGCTCGGTCAGATCGACGCCCCAATTATAAACGTTCTCCGCCTTGATGATTGGCGGATTGATCGCGCCATTGGCTTGGCCCGCGAGCACCTTTTCCATTACGTTGCCAATGTTCGTCAGCAGCATGACATCGTGCTCGCGCCCGCCGCCAAGGCCTATCTCAATCGAGAAATGCTCGCGCGCGGCCCACGTGGTCGGATCGACAGCAACCCATTCTTTGCCGATCGGCACCGCCATCGGCTTCAGCGAATGCTGACGCAGCAGCGAATGGACGAGAACGTAAAGATCACGGAACATGGTTTCCGCCAGCGTCCGCGCGACAAGACGCAAGCGCTTTTGCGCCGCGTTCATGAGCATCTCCGCGCCGCCCTTGGTGTCGTGCAGCGTGTCTGGATTGAGGCCCTGGGCATTGCGCACAATGCCGGTGCGCTGCTCGGCAACGGTGGAGAAGTACTCCAATCCCTCAAAGTCGGCGCCGTCGAATCCTCGATCGAACAGCGGCCGGATAGCATCCCCTCTGGACCTGACCGGATAGCCAGGCGTGTTGTTCAGCAGATCGCCAATGGTGTGCTCATTGGCCCTGTCCATGTTGACTTCGTAGCGACGGTTCAGCGCGAAATACCGGCCATCCAGCGCCATGCGCGTCAGCACCGTCTTGATGCGCTGGACCTCTAGCAGCAAGTCCGCCAACGAACGGCCATAGAAGCGGTGCGGTTGCCGATAAGGACTGCCAGCGGCGAAGCAGACCTGATTCAGCCGCTTCTTCTGCAGGATCACGCCTTCCTTGTCGTCAGTGTCGATCCGCCAGATTTCCGGCTTGCCGTCTCCGTCCGCATCCACGCGCAGCACATGCGTGTGGACGACCACTTGGCGCATCTGATCCGCCGCGTCCGCGCGTGGGCTGTCGCTCTCGGACACAGTGTCACGGGCTAGATCAATCTCGTTCGCTACCGGCGAATAGGAGCCAAGCTGCGCCACGAGCGCCGGATCGTGCCCCTCGGCTATCAGGTCTTGCGCGCGCGGCGTCGAACGCATCACGCAATACGTCGCGCTGCGCAAAGAGCCCTTCGTGTCTCTAGCGCACGCGAAGTTCTCCGGCTCAACGCTCTCAATGCAAACCTTGATGTCCTTCGATGAGCGCCGCACCTCCACCCGAAACAGCGGCGCGCCAGTCAGGTCGTCAAGCCCCATCGGCTCCACAGAGACGACCTGATCCTCCGGAATCTGCTGCAGCTCGGGCGGCGTCACCCGCTCCAAGACCTGCTCCTCCTCTGAGTCGTATTCCTCGACCCAGGCCATGTAGACGCCCACCTTGTTCAAGAGGGCGTCATGGATGCCATCGTAGATGAGGCCAAAGCCGTCATTTTGCTGCAGGATCACATGATTGACCACAGCGGTCTCTTGCTTGGCCGCGTTTTCATCGTCGCCTGAAACGGGCTGGAATGCTCCCAGCTCCTCGCCGCCTATGAATATCTCCACCAAGTCCGGCAGAGCCGTCAGAATCGCATCTGACACATCTGTGGAGACAACAGCAGACCGGTTCGGCAGAGCGGGAATGCCGCCCTGCTCCGGCGCCATCGTCATATCACCCTTGTAATAGCGCAGCGCCACCTCGCGCTGACTGGTGATTTCATCGCTCGCCATGCCGATCGCGTTGGACCGCTCGCTCTTGCAGATGCGCAGCAAGTCCTGATCACTCAGCACCAGCCTGTCGTTCTCGCCCTCCGAATCCGCTACAGCGCCATTGGGCATCGCCACAATGTTTTGCATCAGTCGCGGCGTCTACTCGCCATCGGCCTCAACGGCTGGCTCTTCCTCTGGAAGCGCCGCAGCCGGTTCGGTTCCTGCTACGCCAGCTTGGCGGCGCAAAAAGTAGGCGTAATCCCAGCGCTGCATCCGCTCGGCTTCGGCAATCTCTGCTGCTAAATCACTCATCATACCGCTCCAAATGCAGGCATCTGCATCTTGTCCGCATGCTTGCGCGGCTCCTCGTATGCCACGCACATGAGCCCGAAAGCATCGGCGTCATGGCTGGCCCAGTCGTGCTCAGGGCCAAGATCGACGCCGCGGTCCTCATCTATCTTTGCGTGATACCAACCAAGCGCTGTGCGGAGCGCTTCGGTTGTTTTCTCGTTGAACCAAATCCGCGGAAACAACCGCCGCGTCGCCTCTATGCGCTGCGTAGCGGCCCCCGCTATGCCTCCGCCTCTGCCGCGGTATGGCTCGGCAACGTCAAACCCAGCGTCGCGCCAATGATCCGCGTAGCGCTTGCCAATCACTGCGTCAGGATTAGCCCCATCATGCGGCAAGACCACTTGCGCGCTGGCGTAGCCACGCCGGCGCATCCACGCCACGTGCTCCGCGAGCTGCTGGCCCTGACTGGTGTAATGGTCAAGGACTCGGATTTCGCGATCCACAAACTGGGCGATCACGATCGAGTAGAGATCGCTCTTTGCCCCCGTCCCGCCAATGTCGTGAAACGATCGTATCGTCAGCAGCGGGTCTGCGGTCACATTGCAAATCCGCCCCTGCTCTCGCGCGGCCAGCAACGCTTGCGCGTAATAGGCGCCCGCCAGGGCCGTAGCGTACTCGCCCTCCCAGATGTGTCCGTATTGCTCGGGGCGGTCGCGCTTGTCACGGGCGCGCTCGGCTTCCAGCACCGCCGGAAACCACGGATTATCCCGCCAGTTCAACTCCACTATCTTGGTGTCGGGGTCTTTGCTCGCGCGGAAGCGGAGATCAGTCGCGCTACCACGCCGCTTAGGATTCCACGTCACCCATATCTCAGAGCCGTCCTCGCGCACCGTAGGGACCAGAGTCACCCACGCCTGTTCGCTGACATCCTCCGCCTCATCAATCCAGCAGAGGATGATGAGCGCCTTAGACTTGATGCTGCTCAGGTTGCGCGCCAGCCCGACGAACGCGTACTCGACCAGCCCGTCCTTAGTGCGGATATAGGTCTCCCCGACCTCGTACACGGCAGAGAGCCACGGGTCAGACGCTATGGCGGCTGCGACCTCGCTAAAGCTGGACTCCGCCAGCGAGTTCATAAACTGCCGGCCGCAGAGGATGACGCCGCGCCGACCCTCGCAAGCGGCCTTGGCTCCGATCACCGCGCTCATCTTGGCGAAGCTGCGCGTCTTGGCCGACCCGCGCCCACCGTAAGCGCCGCGGAATCGCGCCTGCCCCTCAAAGACAGGGACCAGCTTATCGGGCAGATCGATCGTTAGCGTCTGGTCGTACGCCACGGATCACAATCTCATGCAGCATGCGCAGCGGCGAGCCTTCGGGATCGCCGGCCACGTGCTGCGTCGCCTTGCCAAAGGCGCGATCGTAAATCCCCTTGACCGCACCGAGGGCAACGCTGTCATTGTCGCTCCTGAGCAGCTCGCTCAAACGCTTTGTGGCCTCCGGCGCCAAAGCACGCGCCAGCTCCTTGATGTCCCTGGTGGCCTTATTCGGCGTGCCCTTTACGCGCCCGCCGGTTTTATGTCCCTT